CTCATATTATCCTTCAAAAATATCTTTGATTTTTTCTCCAGATTCATATACAATAAATACAATGCTTATTATACCATAAGTGAAAAACGTTTACAAATAGTTATCATTGCTTTTCAATAGTTGAGTTTTTACTTATTTTTCTTTAAAATCATTTTCGTTAATTGCTATCGTTTTTTAAAATCGTATTCATCATCGTATTCATTTTCATACTCATATTTGCCCGTATAGTTGAGAAAGTGTCAGTTTATTTCTAATAGTTTACAAAAGGATCAGTGAGTAATTTCACTGTTTTTATTTTTAACAAAACACCGTTTTTATCAATAATGCGACACGATTCTCATTTCTATTCTTCAAAAAAACGCTTTTTTACACAATAGGATTTAGATTTTAGTTTCTAATCGTTCAAAATGCGTGTTTTTGAAAAATAGAAATACAAACTCTAATTTTGTTAACGTCAACAAAATTGGCAACCAAGCGCTTTGTAAAGCTATTCGTTGATGTCAACAAGTCAATTTCAGAGCAAACAAAAAAACCGCAAGCCTGAGCCTGCGGTGAAAGAACATTTTAGAAAGTTTCCTTTCTATTTATTTAACTGTAAGCAAGCCATCTGGCTCAATTGTGAACTCTGGCTTATCTGCCAGTGTTCCGTCTGGTTTGATGTAGTACCAGCCTGTTCCGTCTGCGGACTGGATAAAGGCATTTGATACCATGTTGCCATTCTTACGGTCAAGATAGTACCAAGTCAGCTTGTGCTTAATCCAACCAGTGACCATCTTGCCTTCTTCATCGAAGTAATACCAAGCATTATTGATACGAGCCCATCCAGTGGCCATAGAGCCTGAATCCGTGAACCAGTACCAAGCGTCCTTGTAGTTCAACCATGTACTACGCTTCATGAAGCCTTTATCGTCGAAATAGTACCAAGCGTCGTTGATTTTCTCCCATTTTTCAGTTGGGTAAGAGCCGTCTTCACGAACCCACCACCAACCATACTGGTTTTGTTGCCAGCCTGTTTCAACTTCTTCAGGCGGTACGATATACCCAACAATTTCACTTACAGAACGCTCGTTGTAGCGACAAGGTCCACCCACTTCTAAGTAGTTCCAGTTGCCATCTATATTCTGCTCAATCGTCTTGATGGTATATCCGTCTGAGTCTTCATATACCAGTCCTGTATGCCCGTAATTGACACCGTCACCAGCTACATAGCTTTTCACGAAGAACCAACCAGCCTTTGGATAGTCAGCATCATACACGACTTTCAGGCCTTGTGAACGTGCTGACTCAAGCAGGTCATAAGCGTTACCCCAAAGGGTCACACCGTACCAATGGCGAAGCCCGTAACAAGGCACGTCAGCGCACTGAAAGCCATAAGCTCCATCATTATCCACTCCATCGCCTGCGTTGGCCTTGTCGATGAAGAATTGAATCATTTCCTGTTTTTTAGACATGTCTACTCCTCACTTGGTTTCTTGTATTCTAGTGCTCGTGTGCTGTCTGTGATTCCGCTTGTTGTTGGGTCATTGACCAAACCGATAGCAGTCAAGAACACGAATACCGCATTTACAAGTAAAATCAGCTTGTTGCCGATATCACCTAAATCAAGATGATATCCAAAGACTGCTGCACCAGCTTGCAAGACAAGTAAAAAAGCTGGGATTGCAGTCAGCCAAAAGTATTTATTTTGTAATCGTAGTTTCCAGTTAATCATATGTTTTCCTTTCTTTTATGGTAACGTAGTTGGCCAAGGGTCGTCTGTTAGGTAGCTGATTGCACTTAAGCGAATTTCACCAACATCTTTATCCGTTGGAATAGGATTTAGGAATTGAAGTCTTAGATGATGTGAATCAGCATTTCCTCCCAAATACCAAGAACCTTGAATTGCTCCCTTATCTGTATATATTGGACCAATTAATGAGGTCGTGGAACGGAACCCAAGTGGAATACCGTTATTTTGTGTAAGCCTACAAAATCTTGTAGGATCACTGCCGTAAGGAACAAACCCGTTCCCACCTCTTCTCACGATACCAAACCAGCCCCACTCTAGTCCGCCAAACTGATAGTAAATTGTATTGTTGACTCGTCTTATTTTTACAAAAGACTCCCTTAATTTAGACAGGATATTTAATTTGATCCATCCAGTGTCACCAATGAGAACCTTCCAACCTGTGTTGCCGTTTTCGCTCTCTTTAATCCACTTGAGAGCACCGTTAGTAGCATTGACATCTACATAGGTCGTTCCTATTTCGGCAGTGATACGCCCCTCTGGCGAGCCGGTACCACTGATTTCATGGCCTACGTTATTTGGTAGCGGTAGAGTGACATTATTACCCCCGACAATGCCGAGGGTATTTCCTGTCAAGGTCAGCCTTGGTTCAGGCTTTTGGTTCAGCACCTTCACATCCCGACCGACCGCCTGAGCAAATCCCTCTAAATTGCTCATAGCAATCACGCTTTCGCTGCGTTATAGGTTGCGACCAGGTCAAGGTTGGCAAACTCGTCAATGCGACGGCCAAGGTCAGCCAATTTTTGAACGACTGCGCCTTCAGTATCACCGCTCATGCCTGCGATCATCGTAGCAATCTCTTTAAGAGTATCAAGATTTTCAGGGACACCATCGCCCAAAATATCGTTCTTAACTGCGGTTTTAGCCTGTTCGATAGCCTGCATTAAAGTAGCGTTGTCAATCTTTGTATTGATCAACTGCATCATTGTCTTGTTATCCGCTCCCATAGCAGAAGCGAATGCAATTAATTTACTTGTATCCATAATTTTCTATACCTTTCCAATGTTGTAGTACATTAACAAATCAGGAATTTCCTGACATGCTCCACCCTCGCTTGCAAGTCTTTCTGCAAGCTGTTTTTTTACTTCTTTTGCGATATCCAGCTCCTTAAGAGCATGGACTTCCTCTGTGACCAATTCTTTATCTGAAGCCACTATCTTGATGTGGGTTTCTTTGTCACTTGGGAAAATATACCCACCAGCGCTAATCTCTAAGCGGTATTTCCCAATTGGCAAGATAGCGTCCAGATTAAAATTCACGCTTGAGTTCGTAACAGTTACCTTCTTCTTCCATTGGTACTTGCCCATGGTAAGACTAACGACCGTCACCTCCCCCTCCAGAGAGGGGACAGCTCGGTAATCTTCGTCTAAGAGGACAAATCCAAAGGTAGAAGCCACATCACCCTGTTTGATGAGGTAACCGCCGTCAACTTGAGCAAGATTAGTCGTATTGAGATTACAGACCATTCTGCGCCCCTTTCTCATCTTCAACTAAGATGTCGTCTCTAATCTGCAACGCTTCAAAATTGTTGTACAAGTGGTCTATGTAGCCATTGCCACCAAGAGCCTTATAGCTATTGTGCATGTTCTCCACTACATAGAACTCATCCTTGGTTGTAAAACCACGGCGGATAGCCCTACGAATATCACGATCAAGGCGCATCCTCATTGTTACAAGGTGCGCATCGTCGTGTAGTTTTAGCTTTGCCTGTACTTCGTCAATTTTGGCGTTGTTCTCGTCAGCAGTAATCTGGACATCTTTGATTTGACCCTTAACATCTTCAATTTGTTTGTTTACATCTTCGATTTGTTTGTTTACATCTTCGATTTGTTTGTTTACATCTTCGATTTGTTTGTTTACATCTTCGATTTGTTTCTTGGCATCGCTGACCTCGGAGATGATTTGGTCTGTCTGTTCCTTTGTCTTTTTGGGCATTTTGTAACTAAACCAAGCTACGATGATTGGCGTTGCAACTGGTAAAACATTCATGAAGAAATGCTCAACGTGTTGTAAGACGTCCATAGGCACCTCCATTATTGGTTAGGCGCAACTGTTGTAGCAGAAGGTTCTGTTACTGTTGGAGTCACGGTAGCTGTCGTAGAAACTGCAGCTGCTGGTGCAACATTCGTAGGCTCATTTTGTTCTTTAGGCTCGTACTTCCATGCTGCGCCATATCCATTACGTTCAAGACGTCCATTACGAATAAAATCGCTTGCAGGCTCTCCATTATAAGTAAATTCACGGTTAAGTTGTACCAGAACCCTCTTACCTTCACCATCTACCTCAACATGTGCTGGGTCTTCAATGGTAATCAAGTCACCTGGCATATAGTGTTTACCTACTTCAGCTGATTGAATTAAATCAACTAAAACTTTATAAGTTGTTCCGTACTGAAGTAATTTTTCGGTTATCAAGGTTAAAACTAATGCGTAGCTAACCTTACCGTAGTGGTCACTTTCAATCTTGTTCTGTTGAATTACTTGGTCTGTAGCAGTTTGCTTAACTTCGGCTTGTGCCAATTTCTGCGCAGCCTGCTCGAGCTGCGCTTGTGCTTTAACGATTGCTGAACCTGGATCTAGTTCAGCTTTTAGGATATCGAGCACCGCTTGAATCAAGACATCTTCTGATTCATTTGTCCGATCTCCTGCGAGCTCACGCATGTTCGTACTGTAACGATTGCCTTCTGATAAATGAATTTCAACTACTGTCTTGATATTATCTCCAAATCCTCGAGTATAAGGTTTGCTTGCTAGTTCATAATTATTAATTTCCATTTGTCATATTTCCTTTCACTTCTTCAAATAACTCTTTTAGTGCTGGGTCATATTCTAGAACCTCTTTCATTGTGTGCAATTCGCTTGCTGCATACAAATAAAGAGCCTCGTTCTTAGCTGATTCTTGCTCACTGACTGCTAGTTTTTTAGTCAGTGAATCAAGTGTTAACTGATTTACTACTTCGTCCATGTTGTTATTCATGCTATTGTTTTCTCCATTTTTTCTATTTTTTGATTTAATTCTTGAATGGCCTTGATTAAGTAAGGTACCAGTGCAAATGTGTTATATGTGTAAACTCCATCTGGGCTCTCACGAAAAGCGTCTGGAGCGTACTTCTGCACATCTTGAGCCATGATACCGCATGAGATATCCTCTACCTCATTATTAAATTCTTTTCGGTAACTATACGTTTTCAAACGATTAATAATATCAATCCCTGAAACACTACTCTCTTGAATGTTTGATTTCAGTCTGCGGTCAGAAGTATCGTTCGAAACTAGGAAATAATCTCTGGAACGATCGGCTTTTTCCAGATAAAAATAATATGTACTGCTTCGTCCAATCTTCTTGTATTGATTAGAATAGACCCACGCACCACCATCATAAATGATGTTACCTTCTACTTTCAGGTCACCGTGAACAATTGGTGTTTTCCAAAATTCAGCCGTGTTATAACAATACATCTTGCCATTATTTTTAACGAACCATGCATAGTATCCAGGTTCGTTCCAATTATTTCCCCAGTTAACCCAAAGAGCTGTTTGTCCACTACCGCCCTCACCATTTCCCATTCCAACGGAGAAGCGATTGCGACCAGTTATCCAACGTCCGTAACCTGAATCATGCGTACCTAATTGAAATCCACCAATCCAGCCTTTATAACCCTCTAAAACAGTTGAGCTAGAAATGACGGACTCGATTCTTGTCGCGAAAATGCGTTTAGAAGTCAGTTGATCAATAAAAGCTTCATTTGCAGTGATTTTTCTAATGAGCGCATTATCAACTTTCAACTTCTCAGCCGTTACTGCTTCAGCGTCTAAAATCGTAGTCGTGACGGAACCAGCTTCAAAATTGGCCGTTTTCAACTTATCAACCATCGCCGACTTGATAACTGCATTATCAATCAAGGTCTCTCCAGTGATGTGAGTCAGCTTACCAACGAATCGGTTATGGCCATTAGCACCCAGATTGATTCCTGAGATAATATCTCCAGCAGAGTTGATGTTTTGAACCGCCCACGAACCAGCTAACTGTCTTTGAACGGTTTTCAGACCTTCATTCTTAGACACCTCAACCTGAAACAACCGATTGGTCAGAGCCATGCGAGCGACCTTGTTCGAGATATCATTCTCGTTGCTACCGATAATCCGCTCATATAGCTGACTAGTCTCTCTGACTCGCTGGAAGTCTGTCTGATTAGCCTTGCCAGCTATCTGAGATGTGATACTTGCAAATCGGCCGTCTACTGTCTGCTTATACTGAGCAATCTTTGAAGTAATATCATTGCTCGTCTGTGTGCTTATCGCACTAAATCTACGCTCAAGACCTCGCACATCTTCTTGATAAGCCGATTTCCCAACGTAGTCTCTGGATATCTGCTCACGTACAGCCGTCGCTTGTCTCGCGCTCTCCTCACGAGTATAGCGCTGTAAGACTTCCTGTCGCTGACTGTCCTGACCGACATAGCTTTCAACCGCTGCTATCTTCATAGACAGACCTTCGGCGGTCTTCTGGAATTCAGATTTAGCGACGACAAGATCCGTCTTACCATCTTCGGGGGCAGGACCCGAATCTATACGAGTAGAACTTCTGGTCAATTCAACCTTGCGAAAGGCTACATGGCCAACCTCGTTATAACCAAGAATAATTCGCCAGAAATCAAAATTTTCAGGCTTGGTCAATGCTGGTATAGTGACTTGATAAGTCTGCCAGCTAGACGTGAGATTGAAATCGCCATGTATAATTTCAGGATAACCGGAAACTGTACGGTTGGCCCTTAATGATAGCCAAACACTTGAAGAGCCAGAGTAGCAAATTCCTTGAAACGAAAGTGTGTAGGTTTCGCCAATTTCTAAATCGAGAAGAGCTGTCGAACTCTTACCTGAAGTTATACTTCCTTCTTTTGAATAGATTTGCATCTGCTTCCAAGTGTTGGTCGTTCCTTTGACGTTGTACTCACCGTTTGAGATAGTCCAATCTTGTGGACTATTATCTCCTTGAGTATAGTACCAAAGTCCCCTTGAAAAATCGTAGTCTTCAGCATAGTTGCGACTACCGACCTTTATTTTTGAAAATTCTTCACGCAATTTCCCAGCTTCAGCCACAACCAAAGTCTTGTCTGCCTTGTCCTTGGTTGCGTTCAGGATTTCCTGACGAATAGAACCAGCCTGCACCTCGAATTCAGCCTGATTCAACTTCTGATTTAGCTTGTTCTGCGTGTCTGTCTCAAGCCTCTTCACCGACTGCCTAATATTCTCAGCAGTCACATTGAGTGCGCTGATATCCGCTTTAGTTCTAAACCCTTCAGTCAGACGATTTACACCAGCCTCGAGCGAATCGGCCCGTTGCTTAAAGGTTGATTCGACGGCTGAGATTTGGCCGTCTGTATCTTCTGGAGCTTCTTTCGGACTTGTCGCTAAACTCCCGTTTTCCAACTGGGGCGCAAGAACATCTAAGTATTCTCCTGCATCAGCACCTAACAAATAAACATAGCCAATTGATACGGTTCCAGCTTTTTTTCGCTCGCTGGAAAATGTCAAATATGTCCATTTATCATCTTTCAAGATAAAATATGGACTTATACCTGTTGCATCGTCAGGCGCCCAATAGGTTTGTAACCTAACTCTTTGCCCAACTGAACCTTTTACCCAAACAGACATAGTATAGGTCCCTGGCATTATTTCAAATTCGTCCTGAGCAATTCCAATTTGATATCTAGCATCGCTGGAAGTAAGACGTATCGCTTTATCAAAACCAGTTGCTGGACTGTCTGATACATTAATCGTCTTTGTTGTCCCAAGGCCTGATGGCCTAAAGGTTCCTGATGTCCACAATCCGTTAGCCAACGCCATGCGTCTTGTCCCTCGGATATAATTCCGCCCCCCAACCCGCACAGTCGCAATCCGACTTTTTAACTCCTCGGCTGTCTGTGTGAGTTCAGACTTGCTTGCCTTACCGTTGGCCAAGTTGGTCAGCTCTGCCAGTCTGCGAGTCGTCGTCTCTTCATACGTCGCTTGCGCTGACTTCACACCAACCAATTCATTCTTGGTCTTGTTAAGTGCTTCAACTTGCTTGGCAATCTCAACTTCAGCCTGTGCTTGCTTCGGTCGAATATCGTTCGTGATAGTCCGTTTCAGAGCGTCCAAGTCACCCGATATAGCTGTCTGAGTGGTCATAGTCTGTGACTTAAACGCTTCAAGTCTAGCAATCGAATCCAACCCAATCTGCTTGGCTTCCTGAGCAAGAGAACTACTTGCGCCAGCGTTTTTCAAGGCTTCCTCAGCCTTACGTTTGGCTTCTTTCAATGGACCATTGTCAAAGCTATTAAAGCGCTGATTGATAGTGTCAGACAGTTCTTGCTTGACTTCTTCTGCCTTGGCCTTGGCAAGTTCGACTTGATCGTTAAAGTCTTTTTTAATTTTGTTGACCTTTTGATCAAAATTTTTATCTGCTGCTTCTATCTGCGCTTGGATTTTCGCTTCAATGCCATCTTGTTGCTTAATCTGCTTGGTAATCGTACCCTCGTAAGAATACTGGGTATCGTTTCCAGCCTTACTATCTGCACTGATACGACCTCTCAGACCACCTTTGAAAGTAAAACTCTGACTTAACACAGGAACTTTAAAGGTTTCTTTCTTGTTGGTCTGAATAGTTACCCACTGCCCAACCTCAAGTAGTAAATGCCCTTGGTAGTTGAGATTATACGGATAGTAAGTCAGGTTTTTCAGCTTGTAATACAGGTCATTTAAAGCGCTCTGAGTCATAAAGACATTGTCTAGTTCCAATGACCGACCTGTCTTCATACCGACCGTCAGAGGCTTCTTATCCGTCTTACAAGTAATACCAGCTATCTGATACTCAATCTCACTCTTAGTCAAGCCATGTAAGAAATAGCTATCTGCATTAATCGTGATATTTGACTCAGTTAAATCACGGATTTCCATCTTGCCTTCTCGGTTGAAGAAACAAGACATCCCAATCATCTGAGTCATAGCACTCAGCATATCCCTGAAGGACAGTTTCTTGCCCTCAGGCACTTGCTCAACATGGTAACGCATGGCGCTGATTCCGAAATAGTCATTCGCTAACTCAATGCCTGTTTTTAAGCATATTTCCTGAATAACCTCTCGTACCTCAGCTGGAAAATGTAAGTCCGTCACATACTCACGATTGAGCTTGAACATACCATCCATGAGTTCAAGCGTGGTTGTGTTTCGGTTTCGGTCAATCTCAATATCATTGATGAAGTATTCCCCCATCTTGACCCACTGGTAGGTATCCCCAACCAGTAGCCCAATCTCAGGATGTAGGATATCCAGCTTATTGAACGTGGTAATGATGTTGGTAAAGGTAATCTTACCGCTACCTGCACACGTTCCACCTGGCTTATAAGTGTCACCCTTGATATAGCCATACTCAAAACTAGCCTCTTTGATATCCTGTGAAGCATAATCTTCAACACGGATAGCCAGCGTCCTGTTTTTGGCGAACATGGCTCTGTCAAATTGTCGTCTAGTTAAAGCATCCATTTTCTTACCTCTCTACAAGATTAAATTTAGCGCCAGACCAAGGTTTAAACTTCTCAGTAAAGGTATAGCTAGGAGCGGTCCTATCACCGACATAGAAAGTCTTTGTGACTTGGCCATCCATGGGGTCTGGATAAGATACCTCAAAAAATTCAGACGATACAGCATTTAAAAGCTGACTCATTTCTTCCTGAGTCATCATACCCCATTCACAGTCTAGTTTGCGTTTGGTCGTGATACGGTCTCGCACCATGTCGCCATTTGCATTACGCCCAGTTTCTCCATCGATATCTTGAATACCGACCTGGAAAGATTTGGGAGGCTTCACAGCCACCCCATTAATTGTTAATTGTGCCATTTAACCTCCTAAATCTTGAGCAAGGTTTGACCTGCTCGTTCGTGTTCTTTGTTTATTTCTTGGATTGCTACCCGTCCGAACTCATGACCGGCGATTTGTATAACGATGTCGCCAGCCGGTAATGAATAACCTGTAGGGGCATTGTTAACAGGCATTCTTTCAGCTAATTTTTGAGCCAAGATAGAAATCCAACCTGTATTCCGTTCAAGGGGCATTACTGCTTCTTGACCAGCTTCTCCGACCCCGATAATGCTAGGGGAGTTAAATACACCACCTCGTGCATACCAGTCAACAGAGAATGAAGGGAAGCTAGGAGGATTCAAGCTAAAGCTACCAGTTATATCAAAGTGGGGAAGTTGGATTCTTGGCAAACTCCAATCAAAATCAAAGAAACCTTTTAATGCATCGATACCGCTTTTAACAACGCTTTTTGCGTTATCCATTGCATCATTAAACAGATTCTTAAACCAGTTTGGGATTTCTTTCAAGGCGCTTTGTATGTCGTTCCAACGCTCGCTAAACCATGAACCGATTGATTGGAAAGGATTCTGAGCTTTTTCTTTTGCGCTCTCAAACTTCTCTCCAAACCATGTATCAGCTTCTTTTACTCCATCTTTGATATCATTCCAACGATCACCAAACCAAGAGCCTACTGTTTCAAAAGCCGAGTTCACTTTATCCCTACCAGATTGGAATTTCTCTCCAAGCCAAGTGTTTGCTTCTGCTAACGCATTAGTAACATCATTCCAACGCTCACCAAACCATGAACCTAAATTACTGAAGATATTAACGATACCGTCCCAACCTTCTTGGAACTTCTCGCTAAACCATTGACCTATTGGCTCAAAGATTTCTTGGAGCTTAGTCCATAGACCACTGAAAAATTCGCCAATCGCTTGACAAATACCACTGATAAAATCACATAGTCCTTGCCATACAGTTTTAGCAAACTCAACAACAGTATCCCAGTTTTGGTAGAGCAAGACACCTATAGCAATTAAGGCTGCGATTGCTGCAATAACTAAAGTTATCGGGCTGGTCAAGACCGCAATAGCTCCATTGAGCGCCCATGTTGCGGCTGCTGCAACTCCTGCTGCAATCGATTGAGCGATTTCTGCCGCTGCTGCAAGCCCCATTTGTGCCGCATGAACACCCCAAGCCAGTGCTGATTTACCAAGTTCTAGAGCAGTTTTTCCTAACTCTGCAATCAATTTCCCAGAATTGACCACAAAGTCTTTTGCATACAACGCATTCAAATAGATGGTTTCACCGAAGCTGACCAATTTATCAAATGTCAAAGCTTTCAAAGCTAGTCCAAGATCTTTAATCCCGCTAACAATAAAGGAAACCTTGCCACTTAACAATTCGAATGCCCCTGCAAGTCCTCCAGCTTGTTCAGCCCAAGACAAGAACTTAATTCCTTGCCATACGGTTGCAAGTGTACCGA